ACGGCGCAGTAAAAACTGCTGGCGTTGTCGACACTCAAGACGATTCGATGGACGGAATCGACAAGCTTGCTATGCAGCTTGGTCTTTTCGGCGAAACCGAAGAAGAAGATGTCAAAGTTGCTGCTGGAGACAAAGAAGAGCACGACGAAGACAAAGAAGAGCACGAAGAGAAAAAAGCCGGTATGAACGGCCTCTACAGCGCGTTCTTCCCAGACGACGATCTGGACACAGTTAAAACAGCAGAAGAAGAGAAGCTAGCTGCAATTGAAGAGACCATGGGCGCAGACGCCTATGACACCTTTGCAAGCCGCTTTGACCTTCGCATTGAGAAGTTGGCATCTGACCTTTTGGCTGGCCAAATCCCGAACGACAAGGCTCACAAAGATGAGCACGGCGGAAAGATTGACACCAAGTCGACCCACGTTCAGGACGAAGTCAAAGCTAAAAATGAAGCTTCCAGCGTTGGCCACTATCAGCAAAAACATGCCATGGACGCAGCTATGCGCAAGGCACTGATCTTGTCTAGATTGGCTGACTAAGTTCTGCGGGCTGTTTTAACTAACAATACATATTTAGGAGCGCGCGTATGCGTTTTGAAGATTTGAGCCATGAAGACCAAGCACTTGTTAATACCAACTTCGGCGACCTAGAAAAAGAGGCTTCGGCCCGCGTTCAAGTCGCTCAAGAAATGTACTCCATGGGCTTTGACAAGCTGGCGTCGGCTACTGCTGACGAGATGGACAAAGCAGCTGCAGAAGCCGCTAAAGCTGAGTGCAAAGAAGACGAAAAAGAAGAGCACGACGAAGAGAAAAAAGCTGCCTCGGAAGAGTGCGGCAAGATCATCGAAAAAGGCTTCTTCGACGGCCTTAAAAAACTCGGCTCTGAGCGTCACGGCAACGAGTGGCACTACGTCCTTCCGTTCGTGGAAGAAAAAGTAGCAGCTGCCGGCATGCAAGCAGCTTTGGCTCGCTTCCATGAAAAAGTGGCTTTCGACATGAAGACTCTTAAAGACACAGTAAAAGGCGTCACCAAGAACCTTAAGTCTGGCTACAACGCTGCAACAAGCCAAGCTGGCAAAGGCTACAACGCTGTAAAAAGCCAAGCTGGCAAAGGCGTTGAAGCTGTTAAAGAATACCACGGAGGCATGAAGTCTGACTTCGCCCAAGCGATCTCCGGAAAAGCTGGTAGGAAGTCTCTGACTGGCGCTCAGCGCGCAGCTGCTGCTGGTCGCGGCGCTGCTAAAGCTTCGCCGTATGCTCTTCTAGCTAGCGGCGGCGCTTACGCTGCTACTCGCGACAAAAAAGAAGATTGATTCTTGCGGAGGGGGTCTAGTGGCCCCCTCCGTTTACTCTTTGGAGACACTTTGCCATGGCTAAATCGCTGGACATGCTCTTGAGCGAATCAAGCGACTTTATTGAAAGCAGGATCAATGCAGGTCTAAACAAGACCGCATCTGCTACAAAAAACGAAGGTGACGACATTTTCAAGTTGGCGGAGCAGCTGCGTGCACCGGCCACCGAGGAAGCTCACCATGAAGGCAGTGCGCTTGCTTCTCTTACTGAGAAAATAGCTAACGCCAGAGCTATTGCGGAGACCTTTATCAATCTTCCGCTTCTTCAAAAAATAGACTCGCTTGAGAAGACGGCACTAGCTGAAGGCTACAGTGAAGAAGACTTTAGCTCTTTTATAGAGAAAAAAGCCTCTACTCTATCTTTCCGCAGCATTTCCGAGCTCATGCCTAAAAGCTGATCCCTCACTGGCGACATATGTTAAAACCTGGGTTTGAAAAACTAGCAATCAAGGGATTTTTGCGAGCGTTATTGCGCGCCCGCCGAAGCTCCAACAGCTTAAAAAAGTCTGTTGGCGGCCCTGTCAAAGAATTTATCCCAAAAGTTTTTCAAAACTCTATTAACAATAAAAACTATGAGCGCGCTTGGCGTGGGTACCGAGAGGCCGGTGGTGGCGGTGTTGATTCTCTTGTTTCGTATATTCCTCTAGCTATAGCTGAAAAGTTAATAGGTAAGAAGAAGGTACGTGGCGCTGTTTGGAAGTATGTTAACGCCCCGTCTCTATTGGTCGACACTGCTGTTGGTAAAGGTCTAAGTAAGGTACCTCTTGTAGGAAAGAAACTTTTTACTACAAATGAAAAAGTTCCTTGGGGTAAAGATACTTTCAAAGAAATTGAAAGAAGCTCAGCATTAGCACCACTTGTAAAGGCTCGTAATATTGGCGCGCCCATTATGATTGGTGTAGGATTAGAAAAAGGCTTTAACAAGGTACGCGAGGCTATCTCGGCCCCTAAGGAACGAGATCGAATGAAGAGCGATTACGAGCTCAGAGAAAAAGTAGCTTCAACAATGCTTCGCCTCAACGACGAGGTAAAAGAGCATACGAAGCGGGCCCACGCACTACGTCTGATTTATAAGCAGGCGGAAATGGGTGTGGGGTACCTTCCGCAGTCTTACGGCGAACTAGAAGAAAAGCTGGCGTCGCTGCTTAATCAGGACCTGATTGTGTATGAGAAGGCACTGGAATTGGCGGGTGGTTCGATAAAGCTGGGGGAACTATCCTCAAGCGACATGAAGAATTTAAATGCCCTAGAGCAATTCCAGGCCGCAGTTCTGGGTGACGACGCTTAACTTTTTGAGGAGGAAAGAAATGGGTGCAGTTACTGTGTCCGATATCCGTACCGCGCCGGTCGGAGAGGACCTGATGAAGGGTGAAACCCGTCTAGAAGTGCTTCGCGGCCTTGATCGCATGTACCGCGCGGACAAACCGCTGGCGGCAGGCGTGTCTCTCGGTTTAGGCGAATGGGGAGTTTTGGGTGCTGACGGTAAAGTGTCGCGTGCGGCATCTACCCCAGTTGCACAAACCTACTTAGTGTTTGCTGGCTCTGATCGTTTTGACGTTAAGGCTACTGGCCAAGTCACTTTGATCATGAACTCGCCAATCGTAGCTAGAACCAGCGTGTACAACACGGCTGTTAGCTACAGCGTTGGTGACTACCTGACAGTTAAAAACTTGGGTGGCGGCGAATCAGGTCTTACCAAAGCAGCTGGCAGCGACGCTAAATTAGCTCGCGTTCAAGCTGTTGGCAGCGACCACCTCGTTTACGAGACGTTGCTTCCTTAAGGTCTGGCTAAACTAAGTATTTTAAAACACTAAGGAGAGAATTCATGTACGAAGGCTTAGACGCCACGACCTTCAACAACCTCTTCATTGAGCGGTTGGACACGGTCGAAGGTATTCAAAAGACAGCATCTGCGGGCGCAGCGTTTGTTCGCTCCCGCATCCGTGAAATTGGCTTCGGTCGTCGCATTCTTCCGCCAGAGTCTGTGACTCGTGCGGACCTGACGCGCTCGACCGACCACGACACGCTGATCAAAATCGTCGACATCGAGCACGAGTCGAAGGCGATGAAGGTCAACTTTTCGGGTGAAGCTGATGAGCGTTACTTGCAAGGCAAGCGCTACGCGATTCCTTTCTTCAAAATCGAGTCGGAAAAATTCGTAAAGTCGGAAGGCGAACTTCTGGCTTACGATTATCCAATCACGAAAGTGATCGAAGAAAACTCGGTTAAAGACATTCAGTTCGTTGAAGACGTTAAGTTCATCGAAACTGCTGAAGCTGCTCTTGCTATCACCGGTAAGCGGATCGTTTCTTCCGCTCACGCCGCTGACCGCAAGGCTCTTAACAGCCTTTTCAAAATGATCGACTTTGACAAACTGACCGTTGGTACCGTTCTCATGAACGTTGTCGACCACGACGACTACATGGTCCAGCCAGCTACCGAAATCGGCTCGCCTTTGGCTTCCGAAATCTCGGTTGACGGCTACAAGTACCAAACCATCATGAACCGCAAGCTCGTCGTGACCAACAAGCACGACATCTTGCTTCCTGGTGAAATCTGGGCCTTCACTGAGCCAGCTTACCTCGGTAACTTCTTCATCCTGAACGACGTTAAGTTCTGGATCAAAAAAGAAGCCGACCTGGTTATCTGGAAGACCTGGGAATACATCGCGGAAGGCTTTGGTAACATCAAGGCGATCGCTAAGATCGAACTAGACGTTCCAAACCCAATTCCGGTTGCTTCTGGTAGCTAAGTTTATGGCAGAGCCTGTATGTTGTTCGATATAACATACAGGTTCTGCTTCACTACTTTTTTGGAGAATACAACTCATGGTCGGTATCGGTACCCACAACAACAAGCGCTACTTGATCCATAACGCTACGATTAAAACTCCGCGTGTTGACCCAAAAACGGGCTTAGATCATCGCTCGTTGCTTGAAGTAAACGGGCACGCCGTCGAGTTTCGCACCAAAGACAGAGATCAACCGCACCTTTTGATGCCGAATCAAAACCCGGTTATACTTTCTGAACTAAACGAAGGGATTATTAACCTCGTTCGTGGCGGCTACCTGCGCCTTGAA